TAGTCATGTGGCTTATGCTGCCATTCTCTCTGCGGTGTACGTCAGGGAATGCATACTGCCTACCGCTTACGTTAGTAATCTTTAGTAGGGTAATTGCTTCCTTCCCTAGTTTCTTATGCCACTTAGCTACTCCCTTATACTTCTCAGTGAAGTGCTCGTAGTAAGCCTTGACAGCTGTACTTCTACCATAACCTGTAGCCCCGAAGAGGGGTGCAAACGTGTGTTCCTTTGCTTCCTGCCTGGTAGTAGGCTCACCCGCATCAGTGATAACCTGAGCAGTGTAAGCGTGTACGTCTACGCCATCGTCAATCTCCTGCATAGCTACCTCATCCTGTGCTAAGAACGCAGCAGTTCTAAACTCAAGCTGGGCAAAGTCAGCCTCCATAACGTAGCCACCCTCCCAACGAGACACAAACACTTTCTTAACTGGGAAGGTGTTACCTCGTGGCATGTTCTGCATGTTAGGGTTACGCCCAGAGAAGCGGCCTGTTGCTGTAGTAGTCTGGGATAGGTCAACGTGTAGCCTACCGTCAGGCTTAGTGTACAAATCAATACCCTCTACGAAGTTAGACAGGTAGCTACCCACAGCATTGTGCCTACGATAATCAGTAAGAAACTCTATCGCATCATACATACCCTTACTCTTAGCCGTAGCAATCAGTATCTCCAGGTTACCCTTTGACGTAGAGAACCCACTAGAACTGACCCAATCCTTGTTAGGTGCAGAGAAGTTAAGCCCTGCCACTTGGTTCAACTGCTTCAAGCGATACCCTCTAGCTTCACAGTCCTTACACTTGTTAGGCCTTGCATACTTAGTGCCATCCTTCTTGATGCGATACGTCTTACCTGTACCCTCGCAAGTCTCACACGTATAGGCTTGTGTCTTGAAGATACGATCTGTGTTAGCTGCTACGGTAGACTTGTACTCATCCTTGTTGTTGACGTGATCGAATAACTCTACCCATTCCTTCTTAGACTTAGGCTTCTTACTATAGATCACGTTGGACATCTGCTCGGATGAGTTGATATTGATAGGCGTGTCACCCATAAGCTTACGCACGTGCATGTTAAGGCGTGTCTCTAGCTGCACCTTCTCATCCTCAAACTCTTTACGTACCTCATCCAGTGCAGCACGATCCACCTTGAAGCCACGCTGGTACATCTTACACAGGGTAACTGCAACCTTCATGCTTATGTCTCGTACCTTTAGCATCGACTGACTCTCAGGCTTAGAGTAGTCTTCCTCTTGTGCAAGGAACAACTCACGTGTGACATTTAAGTCACACTTTAGGTAGTCCTGTAGTTCAGCGAGGGGTATCTCATCTGTGTTGTATCCTTTCTTATAGTACTCCTTTAGTACGTCAGTCTTACGGGACGGTAGGTCACGCACCTCAGCGCAATACCCTAAGCCTATACCACGCTTTGTACCACGCAGCAGTAGGTACTCACCTATCATAGTGTCATACACCTCACCGTCATAGGTAAAGCCTGACTCCCATAGCCAAGGTAAGTCATGCCGTGCATTGTGTACAATCAAAAGAGAAGTCTCATCCAGTACAGCCTGTAGTACAAACGCAGCACCACCACCTGTGTCCTTCCTCTCCCTGTGTTCGAAGGTAAGTATGTGCTCCTCATCAGTCTTGTCTACATTGAGAGTACCCACTTGCACCAAGAAGTTACCTGGCTCCCAAGGGTCAAGCAAGGTCTTACCCTCTCGCTTAGTAGTGTTGTTCTCTACATCTAATACTGTTCTCATCATCTCTCCTATGCTGTGTACTGTGCTATGTCGCCATCCAGTTCACAAGTAATACGTCCATGCCAACCACCATCTAGTTTGTTCTTAGCGATAGTAAGGTAGCGTGTCAAGTCTTCCTCTTCGTCAACACCCTCAACTTGTCTGTTCTTAGAGATAAGCACCATCAAGTCTGCCTCAGCTGCCTTGCCTGTCTTACTGCCCTCCATCATAGACATGTTAGGTTGCACTACACCCTCGGCATCAGCACTAAGTTGTGACATCCAGATCACAGCACAGTTGTAAATCTTAGCGATGTTACGTGCATGGATAGCTGCATCCTTTAGGTACACATCTGACTTGTCAGAGGTACGGCTAGCGAACTTGTCACCCATGTCTAGTACTACGATGTCAGGCTTATAGCTCTTAACTACAGCCTCAACCCACGCCATGTCCTTGCCTGTACTATCCTTTAGTTGGATCTGTTGCTTGACCTTAGTGTAGCGTGACAGGGCCAGTGCTTTGTTCTCAGTGATCTGCTTGATGTTCATACCTGAGGAGGCTTGAACATACCGTGCAGCTACACGCACTGCCTTCTCCTCGTTAGTCAGGATCAAACACCTAGCACCCTGATGAGCGAACCCATTAGGCGCCGCAATGAGGGACGCATGGAAGGTAGTCTTACCTGTGTTAGGACGTGCGCCTACCATAACTAAGTGACCACCACTGATACCCTCGACACGATCACGTAAGCTAGGGATGTTCATCTTCCATTGTGTCTCAATCTGGATACCCTCAAGGATAGTGTCCAACTCAATGTCCTCGAACTGGATGTTGAGGTTAGGTGTGAAGTCATCCTTGTAGTCCTCGACTAGCTTGCGTAGCTTCTCTAGGTTGTTCTCCTCTCCGTTAACATAGTTAAACCCTAGGTTAGTTACTAACTCACCCACGTGTTGCTGGAACAAGCGAGACAGTACTTCAGTAGCAATCTCCTCGTGCATAGGTGACTCACTCTCAATGCGTTTGAACAGGTGAGAGTATGCCTCCTTGTTAGCCGTAGTCATAGTACGGTTAGCTGTAAAGAACAGTGCCTCTAGTTCAGAGGGTGTGATACTCTTGTCGTATAGCGACATAGCCTGATCCAGAGCCTGCTTGATCTTACGCATGTCCTTAGTGAACAGCGCATCAGGACAACGCATACCCTTGTGGTTGTCGTAGAACTCTTTGTTCATTAGGTTGCGTAGTAATGCTGTCTCTGTCATATTATTCGTCCTCTCTTGATCCGTAACGAAGGAACTCGTATATAGAAACGATAGCTGCCACGGGCCAACCAAGTGAGAACCATATGTGTGAGTTAGGTCTCTCAGGATCAGCTGGATCTGTTACGTTAAGCATAAGGATAGCACCCAACGCATACATAGTAGCTGCCCCATATAGATATTCTATCATCGTGTGTCCTTTATAGGTTCTAATCTCCACATGCCTTCTGTTTGATCTAGTGAAGTGATTAAGTCTAGTAGCTGTTGATAAGATATTACAATAAGCTGGTAGCTTTTATATGACTCATCGTACTGCCTGAGGTACACCACACCCTCATCAGCAAGCACCACCTCCAAGTCCTCGAACTCATCACGCTCATCCATACTAGTAACGATAGCAATGTCATGCTCAAACTCAACGCTGTACATCTGGCTGCTCCGCTACCCATATGTTGACGTGTGCTACGTTACCCTCAACACGAGTGATGACATAATCTAACCCCGCCTTAGTGAGTAACAATCTTAGTTGACCTACAGGTATCATGCTGTGTCCTTTCCATCAAGATGTACTAGACGATCTAAGTACCACTGTGACTTGAGTAGATCCTCTTGCTTGTTCTTGTAACGCCAGCGGTGTAGATACTTAGCTATGTTACCACGGAGATAGCCAATGTATTCCTCTTTAGTTAGGAAGTCTTCGATGTAGTCAATACATTCTATCTTTCCTTTACCGTAGTGCGCTGGGCTGTTCACATTATCAGCTGTATGTTCAGCTACTACGCTACCCTTAAAGTCTTCATGCTCTTTCATCAATCGTTTCCATTCACTGTTTATCATTACTCTTCCTCCAGACAGAAGCTACACCATGTGTCCTTGCTTGCATTACCACAGCTTAGACACTTGCGCCACTTGTTCTTTTCATCACGATCCAAGGATGCCTTACGTTCCTCTGATGTCATAGGTCTGATGTCACTAAAGTCTGCTTCTAAGGGCCACTCATTGTCTGTCACGTAGTACCTCCTCATACTTGAAGAACAACTGCTCGAACTTCCACTGGTATAGCTGTTGCATACCAAGCAGGGCGTTCATCAGTTCATCTGGGGTAGGGTCACGCTCACCGTCACCTATCTGTTTGAACACTACCTGTAGGTCATCACAGACATGCCAGCAGTCCATTATCATTGGCTCTAAGTCATACAGTTTAGCCATCATCATTCTCCGTTAATGCATCCCACGATACAGGGAATAGTTCAATCATCTTGTGGTCAATCTGTCGCGCTACCTCTCGTGTCTCTGCCTGTGTGTCATCCTTGCAGCGCAGGTTACACATGTCAGCGAAGGCATCAAGGCTACCTGACCAGTACCACTCAGTCATAGTAGACTGTGGCAGCACCATACGGGCTTGCTCTGGAGCTACACCCTCAGAAAGTAAGGTCTTATATGTATACAGTTGCCTGCTCCACTGTACCTCTTGGTCAAGGGTTATGTTTACGACACCATCAGAGCCTTGCTTCTTGTCAGCACTACGTCCACGCCACACTGAAGGCTCATAGAACTCAGGCTCACTATCCACATACCTACGGCTGATCTCATTCCATCTCAAGAACTTATGCTTCACGAGTTGTCGGGCTACAAAGATCGGAGCCTTGACGTGGAAGCTGGCGAAGCAATGTCCGAATGGACTGATGTGCTTGTGCTTGGCAAGGTAACGGATTAGCTTATCATCCTTAGCTTTGAGCTTAGGTGGACCCCAAGGATCGTCCTCCATCTCACTTGTCTTACCAAAGGATACCCGTGCAGCGTTAGCTACAGTCAAGTCATTACCCATGTGGTCAATGTACGTTGCTTTAATTGACATCAGGGTCTACCTCTCAATGCTTTTGGTTTCTTTGGGGTTGTTCTTAGAGAAGTTTTCTTTACAGACACGTAAGCATTGGTAACTTCGCTGACACTGCGCCAAGTATGAAAAACATTATCGCTTTTTATTTTAGTTCCCCCTGTTGCATACTTAATCATCTACCTGTACTCCAATACATTCTACTGTTTCATTCTTATCGTTGACCATAACTGCTGCGTCTTTCAAGCCAGACTTACATAAGGTCTCATTGTCATACGTTCCTAAGTGGTAGTACCTAATACCATTCTCAGGTACTAAAACAAGCCACAACAATATCCATACTGTATTCATAGTACCATCTCCTTAAGTCTAATTATATCCTCGTGTACACCATACTTGATGTCATCGTCAAGTAGTAAAGCCTTGGTGGGTAACCCTGTCCATAGCTCTATCTCTCGTTTGTATTGCAAGGTCTTGTGTACTGCGTCCCTGTCTAACGCTACGATCACCCTGTTGAATTCTCCTAGCTGTTGCATAATTGTCACACTTATAGATGTACCCAGGACTGCAAAGCCTACTGCGCTGGGTATAAAGTGTGACACTTTTATCGCACTGATTACATCCTCTACCACCACAGCCACGTCAGCCTTAGAGTTGGTACGCTTGGTGAAGTAGTCAGCGTTGCCACTGTAGCGATACCACTTAGGTATAGCACCATCAAGCGCACGGCCTACAGCATCAATAAGTTTACCCTTGTAGTGTATAGGAAACACAGCACGTCTATCCTTCACATCGTACATCAAACCCTCATGTTGTAGGTCATACCTGTCTATAAACCTCTGTAACAAAACGTGATCTGAGGTAGGCTGCACTACATATTCTGGATAAACTAGTGCTTCTATCTCCTTGTTCTTACTAGGTTCTGTCTTACTCATGCGTAACTTAATCTCGGAAGCTGTCATGTCTGTACTGTATGCGCCACGCAAACCACAGCTTAGCTTGAAGCAGTTGTACACGTAGTCACCGCCATCCTTGAAGCACGAGAAGGTGTTGCGTGAGCGGCATGACGGGCAGTCCATACGAAGGGAGTCACCATCTCGTATGTCGAGTGTGTCTAGGTAATCACGTATGTTCATAACTAAGCCTTTCTTCCTCTAACATTCGTCCTATCTCACTTTTAATAACTTGACACACCTTAGCGTGTTTTCTTATGTTATCTGTTGCAGTTAGTATCTGTAAGTTACCACTCCAGTGGGGGCCACCATCCGCTATAGGCCACATATGATCTACATGATAGGGTATACCTGTGTAACGTATCATTATATCTCTCAGTCTATATATGCCATTAATTCGTTTTATTTCTTTGTCATTACCTCGTAAGAAAGCAGGAGTGGCCTTCTTAAGTCTAGTATGGTTTGGTATACGCCACCAATAGTACTCCTCTATTGTATTATACTTCTCATAATAGTAGGTATGTATTACCTCAAACTCATAGGCTTTTTTGTATAGGAATGTGGTAAGGCTTTCATAGCTACCAAAGTATTTAAGATTCCTCCATTTAGGACTTCTAAAGCTCTGCAATACATAGTTAGTATCCATCTTGTCTAGTATTATTCTATACTTTTTCTCCGTACAGTAACCTAAAGAAGGGTATTCAGGACTGCTCTCTGGTATTAGAAACCTAGTTGTCATCGTCATCATTCCCTCTAGCTGCTAGTGCCTTCGATGCACCGCTGAATGTGTTGACCATGTAGGGTTTGATGGACGTTATGTTCTTGTGTCCTGTCACCTGCATGATACCTGCTAAGTCTACCCCACCCTCCATCATCTCTGTCACTGCCGTGCGCCGTAAGTCCATGGCTGTCAGGGTGGTAGGTAGGTTAGCTTCTTTCAGTACGTCATTGATAAGATAGCTTATTTCTAGTTTATCATAGGGTGTGTATGCACCTGCTCTTGGCTTAACACGGGGTGCTACATACTCCTGAAACTTAAAGTCTTCCTTCTGCTGGCGCAGCATATCACACAACCCTGATGAGATAGGGAGGTGTACCTCTGCGTTGCGTTTGCTCTGAGTTAAGTCCAAGCGGCACTGAGTTAAGTCTAGCTTATCCCAAGTGAGAACACGCATGTCACCAACACGCTGCCCCCAATCATATGCCATGTGGACGATCAGACCAATGCTGCGCCAACGGAAGTCGCCATAAGCTGTAGCAAGGAATGTCTGCACTTGATCCCGGCTCCATAGTACACGCCGTGGTTGACCAGACCTGGTTTGTACGAGCGACACTGGATCGTGCGTCATTACATCATGCCTCATCGCATGTTTCCACGCAATAGATAACAC